AAGATTATATTTGTCAATTCTTCGAGGAGTCTAGAAGAATTTACCAGGCCAAAAGAATAATTTTTGACTAAAAGATCGAATTTCAAGATGGGATTGTAGAAAGAACTTAGAATTTTTAGGAGAATTACTAGGAAAGATGTAGTAATATAATACATCTTTCAATAAATATTCTTCGAAAATTTAAGTTTCAAAGTCCCAATCCAAAAAAGTCTGGCCCAAAATTTCTTCATTTGAGCCTAAGGAAAGAACATTTTCCTGAAAGTTTTTAAGGAAACTTACAACTGAAATTTTAATCGAAATAACTCTCCGTGGTCTTGGAAAGTATCCATGCAGCAGCAAAGATTCAGACAAATCCAAGAGGATAAGATAGCACAGTTCGGAGGACTTCGAGTTGGAGGATGTGACAATGAAGGAGGAGTTGCTCCTAAGAAACCATACAAAAGATGTAAAAAGACAGGAAAAGATTCTGATGCTTGTAAAAGAGCTAAAGAAAATACTTGGTTACAATATGTTCATGCTGCATCAATACAAAATCCTAATATGAAAAGAAAAGATTTATTAATGCAAATTTCAACTAAACCAACTGAAGCTAATGGATTAAGTCAAGCTCAAGCAGACAGAAACAAACAAGCCTATGAAGCTTGGAAAAACGGAAATCATCCAACCGCTATTTCCACTCATCATTACGTTAAAGCACCAAAAGTTAAATCTGCTACTGCCAAACCAAAAGTTAAGAAAGTTAAGAAAGAACAAATTGTCGTTAATGGAATTAAATATGCTCCAGTTAAATAATTTTACTAATTGTCATTAGTAAAATTTAAGGATTGAGATAATCACAAGTGTAGACAGGAAAAGATTTTTGTCTTATAGAACATGAACCACTTTTACAGGGCTGATATTCGTTAATATCATAAACATTTCCCATTTGAATGTGATCCTTATTTTGAAGGACATCTACATTTACTGTATCAGGATTAACATATTTAAGTGTTTTCGTTGAAATCTTGTTAACTTTGAAAGTACAACCGTATGGTAAAATTATTTCATGTTCAAAGGGATAAGCATGTAAATCTGTTGGTACAAATAAACACTTACTTCCTTTTGGCATCGTAATATCAAATAATACAGAATCTGCAGTTGGAGAAATGAAAGGAGCAAAATTAAAGTAGGGACTCACAGTTGTACTATTGAACGGAATTTGCACAACTTCTCCTGGAGCTTTATCTGGCAAACCAGGATATTTGGAAGCAACTTTAAAGACATGAAATGAGCCTTTAACATTAGGAGCTTTCAAGATAATTTCCTGCATAATTTTAATGTATGAATCAATCAATCCATTTGAAATAATACTTTGATCAGGAACTGTAAGTTTCGTAAATGCTTTAGGATCATTAAAGTAGACTTTCCATTTATCAAATGGTTTAGGAACTTTACTTGAAGTAAAAGTATTATTGTAATACAAGAAGAATAGATAAGACCAATAATTGGAATTATCTGATAGTTTATTGAAGATGAGTTTTGAATTTACTGATGCTGATCCAATTGTATATCTCCAAATACAATATTTCTTGAAGTCAGAAAGTTTTCCAACATAAGAATTACAATCATCAATAAATTCAAGGAGAAAATTATTGTTAGTATATTTCTGGAACAATTCTGGACCGTATTCTCTTCTTTCCATTTTTATAATTCTTCAATTATAAAAATTTTTATTTATCATAATCTATTGAAATCTAGATCTTAAGTCCTTCTTTGATATCTTAGCTCCTCCTTGAATTGCTTGTCCTCCTTGTTCACCATACCCTACTTGTCTTGCAACAGTTCCAATTACATTTCCAATTGGTCCAAAATTAGGTGCAAGAGTACTAATAACCTTGTATTCTTTCAAGAAATCATTAACCTTCGATGCAAAGTTTCCGATTGTAGATAAGAAATCTCCTCCTGCAACTCTGTCTAAACTTCTCATATTAATACCAGGTTGTGTTTGAGCATCAAGAACGTCGTGTCTTGATAATACTCCTTCTTGATGTTGACAAGATCCTAATTGCGTAACTGTAAATGTTCCTTCAGAAACAACTACAATATAAAGAGCCATAGGAACATTATCCCATTCTCCTGATAAATTACTATTCTTCAATGTGACTTGAACTTGTAATTGATAGTTTGAACCTCCCATTCCTGCAGCTTCACCATCTTCTAATTGGATTTGATCACCAAATCTTAAACAGAGAACACTTCCGGTTCCTCCAATTTTAGCATTTCCAGCGGTTGGTGGAAATAAAGAATTATTTAATCCTAATCCTGACCATTCTAACCAGTTTTGAGATCCTCCATTCTTTGTATTCATATCAAACAATTGAACTTGAGTTGCAGAAGATAATAACGTATTTTGATTTGCGTATTGAATAGCAATATTGCTAATTGTTAAGAACGTATCTGTTAAATCACATCTACTTTGGAGTGATTGATTGTTTGGTCGTGCAAATATATACATTTGTCTAGGAATCGTGCTTAATTGAATAGTATTACTCATATAAGGACTTGGAGGATTTGCGGATGAAATTGCTCCTAAGTCTGATACGTAACGTGTTACATTATGATAAGGATAAGTTACAGGAATATTTGGTCCTAAGACTTCCTTGGTTAAAATATTTGGAGTAATGTATTCAAATAATAATTGTGGAAAGTTCTGTGCGTATGAAAATCCAGGTGATGTAAATGAATTGAAAGATGCAATAATCGAGGTTATGTTACTTCTGACTTGAATTGCTCCACTAGTACTAACTAAAGGACAATGAGACCACATTCTCATTCCTGCAGCAGCTAAGAAACTAAGATTAAAATCCATTGAAGTAATATTATAAAATCCTTGACTATTGTATGATGCTTTTCCCCAAAATAATGGTGAAAGAAATAAACTTTCTGTAATCCACATATCCACAGTTGCAGTTGCGAGAGCTCCCGCTAATGTTGGAACAACAGCAACATTAGTTCCAGCAACGATTGTAAATGGAAATCCTCCTCTTGGGATAGAAGTTCCAACTAAACTATTTCCGTAATTTCCTAAAGGATTTAAATTAGTTCCAACTAAATCAGAATAATTAAAACTGCAATCTGGATAACAAGGAGAAGAAGAATATTCTCTTGTTCTTAATTCTGAATCTATATCATATCTCGTAAGTGGACTAAGTACGTCGGCCATTGGAATAGATACTGAATCATTATTCAAGTTAATTTGGAGAGATTCTAAGGAATTATTCAATGGAAATTGTCTTGGAGCATCTCTTCCAGGATTCAATAATGAAGTTGGAGGAACATATCCAAGATCAGTTGTTGTAATAAGACCAGCCATTTGAAGTCTGATTGGAATTGTGCATTTGATTTGTCTGTTCACAATAACATTTGCACTTGGTGGTGGACAACTAAATTGAATAGATGAATTACTAATTGACGTCGATGTAAAACTCTTATAAGTAACTTTCGATCCTCCTTGAAGAACAGCGTATTTATCGACTGATCTTACATCGGTGATTGGATCTGTTACTAAAATTGGCTTTAATGGCACATATGATAAAGACATTTTACTCCTTTCTCATTAGATTTAATAAGAAAATTTTTGATCGTTTTTTATAAATGTTTATAAAGATCCTTCTTGAAGAATCCTAATTTGATTGTGATACTATTATTTGGGCTCAATAATACTGGATATAAACTTCCGTTCTTTGACAACCAACTAAATGAGAAGTTCAACCTGTTAATCGGCGAGGTTGAACTCATATTAACTAATCTATACTGTGGACTAGGTTCATAAACTAATACACTTGTAACATCATTTATATTGTTGTAAGAAACAACATAATCAGTAATAATTGGAGCATAAGTCACAGAACCATTTGTACCATTACTCTGATCAGGATTATAAGATGGTGTAGATTCAGGAATAACTGGAAATGAAGATGAAGTAATAATAATTTTACGAATGTCAAACCAGAGATCTAGAGAATTATATTCTTCAATAAATTCATATGGTCCTCCGACTGGTGATCCGTATGGAATAGTATCTAAATTATGAGTATATTTGTAGGCTCCATCTTGATAATTAACATTAGTATAAAATGGAAAAGAATCAAGATAATTCTTCGTATAATTATTCATAAAAATAGTTGCGTTTGCAGTTAAAAATGCTTGAGTCACGATCAAAGATACTAATTGAGTCAATGGATTATAAACATAATATGGAGCAGCTCCTGCAATTCCTGCAGCACCAAATGCTGATGCTAATGCTATATTGATCATAGTGATTAACGGTTGAATAGAATAAACAAAATAATATGGAAGTAAACTTTGATCATAACTAAAAGTTCCAGTAGTTGTAACTGGAGGAGGATAATCATTTTGAGGAATATAATTCACAAATCTGGTATATTCAACTCCTGCTCGTTTTACACCAATAAGTAATTGAGAAACATTCGGATTATTCTGATTTCTATCCAATGGAAATGAGAAAAACGGAATTGTATCTAACGGCATCGAAAATCTCACAATCGAAGCATAATATTGAGATGGATCCATTAAAATTGGTTGAACCAAGGATTCATCATATACAGCTCTGATTGATTGAGGATAAGGATTAGTGGATGAAACATTATTAGGAATAATGATATTCAAATACAAATTATCTGATTCTTTAGACATTTTCGTAGCTTTATTTTAAAGTAGTTGTTTTAAAATCATGAATCAAATCCAAGAAATACTTAACCATCTTAAAAATGTTGCATTATCCGATGATGATCTTTTGAAATTGATGGATGGTAAAGCAAATGTTGTTGTTTATAGAAATCTTTCTCAGTACAGTACAGTTAATGATTTATTATATCCTTATGGAGTTTGTTTCATCTTATATGAGTGGAAACCACATTATGGACATTGGTGTTGTTTAATTAGACACAATAATTTATTGGAAGCGTTTGATCCATATGGATTATATCCAGATGACTACTTAAAGTTAATACCTGAACCATTTAGAAGTGAATCTAATCAAGTGGTTCCAGCATTAACCAATTTATTATTGGAAGGTGATTATGAATTATCTTATAACGAATTCCAATTCCAAAAGAGAAGTAGTAGAGTGAAAGATTGTGGACGTTGGTGTGTGGTAAGAGCACTATTAAAAGAGATGGATTTAGAACAATTCAGAGATTTATTCCTAAACAAGAATGGAGATGATTTGGTTACATTTTTGACTTCCTAATTTTAATATAGAGATATATTAAAATGTTTGAGTCGCTCCAAAACGATTTTGCTAAGCAAGAAGAAAGGATTAAAGGATTGGGTGAGGATAAAGCAAAACTCATATTTGAAAGAGATTCTTATAGAAGAGAGTATGATTTATTACAACAACAATTAACCGAATATAAAAAATTCTTACTTGAAGAGCAAAAGAAGAGTTGTGAACTTGTTTCTGAAATTAATAGATTAAATAGTCTTAAAGGCATTAATAATAATGTTAACGATATTTATCGTGAAAAATTAAATATTCTTGAAATTAATCTTCAAGATGAAAGGAAGATAAACGATAACTTACATGCTAAAAATAAAACTTTAGAAGTACGAATTACTGAACTCGAACAAGAACTTGAAGAATGCAAGGTTATTGATGATGAATCTTCTGAATCAGAAGATGATGTTCCACCAAAATTAGAAGAACAACCTAACGCAAATACAGAAAATGTAACAAGTCCTCCAAAAGAAATTAATTCAATAAATGAACTTAGATATTTAGTAACATTATTGGTTCGTGATAATTTAAGATTATCAGAATCTAAATAAATTTACAAGTAATATACTTGTAAATTATGCTTGAAAATCAGAAAGTAACTGAACATCATGTTCACTTAAGATGATTTGTGGATATATTTTGAATATTGTGACCCATCTACTTTTTATCTTTGCTGCTTTGATTGCTTGTTTTCTGTCAAATCCAAAATATGTACGTAATGCATATTCGATTTGCTGCATTCCTCCTGCCTGAGGAAAGAATGTAAATGAATGAAGTTCATTCATGCAAGTTCGAGACATTGCTCTGCAGTTACCAAGAATAAGATGAGAAGTAATAATAACTTGAATATTAGAATGTCTTCCTAATTCTAAAAGTTGAGTGATGAAATTTTGAACGATTGTCATTAACTTTTTATTTGAGACAGTATCAATATCGTCAAAAACAACGAGAGAATGATCAGGAACTTCTTCAATTTGCGGTGGATTTTCAATAATAGATTCATCTATAACAAATCTCTTAAAATTTAAACATTCAAATGCAACATCTGAGTTCACTTTACTCAATAATACAATATTAGTTTTAGGATATATTTCAAGATATTCTTTAACATAATTTGAAGTATAAGTAGATTTTCCTGAACCACTTGGCCCTGCAATATATAGTACTCTTACCTTTTTATTTGGTAATTGTTGTAATTTTCCACCTAATACATTAAAATGATATCCAGCTTCTTTTCCTTTAAATTTACTCTTCTCTTCCTCATTATCGATACAAAAAATTATTTCTCCATCATCTGGACCACCTTTAACCTCACAAATTGGAATGTAACTCTTATCAAATTTAGTAGTTAACATCGGTGCTTTTAATTTAAAATCCGGGCGAGATTTAAAATTTCATTCGCCTTTTTTTAAAAAAGGTGAGAAAAAAATTAGTGTTCTGCATTTTACTTATAAATGTGCGAAGAATTAGAAGAATGTTTGATTGATATGTGCATTTGGTTGCGATATTTAATTTGTTATTGCTAAGAATATAAAAGTTGTTTCTCATTTTGATCTTGAGATTATAAATTAAAATGACTTCTATTATTGATGAGAACACTCATATTCAGTTCCAAAGATTATGTTTACCAAAAGGAATTCATTTGAATTCCGATTCACCATCGATTCTTCCTGAAGAAGGATCTGTCGCATATTGTATGACAACTTGTTGTGTTTACTTTGCCGATGGTGAACGATGGGTTCCAATTAGGATTTGTACTACATAAATTACAAGAATGTTCTTGTAATTTATCTTTTAATTATCTGATAATATTTTTGTGGAGACCAAGATATTCCACTACAAGATGGACCTGAAATCCAAATAATTCTACGTTTAGGTTCTTCTTTATCAGCAAGTTTAATCAACCATTCATGATATTTGGTATCAATATCCAAATCATCTATATTTTCCATTTTAGATTGTAGAAGATATACTAAAATAAACTCAGGTAAACTTAAATAAACTAAGATAAACTTGGATAAACTCAGTTGTTTAAGAATAATCTAAGATAAACTTAGATATTCGATAAACCTAGATATTCTAAGAAAAACTCGAAGAATTTATTTTTCTTTTGAAAATAATTAAGATGGAAATCGAAGATTTTAATGTAAATCGACTCCGTAATGGCGGTAGAAATTCTGATTTTGAGACTAAGAATTTAGTTTCTCAAGTGTCAATATTGCAAAATCAGATGAAGTTACTTCAAGATAAATTGGAAAATATAAATATAAAGTCTGAAATTTCGTATTCTTATGTTCTCCCTAGAAGAGAACTCCAGAAACGAGTAGTTCAAATGTTCGGTCAGGAAATATTAACCCCAAATCCAACTATGAGAATACCAATCTCTGACATGAGAGATGAATTAATAAATTATGCTGAAAAGAGATTTGTATTAATTGGTTGGCATGAAATTAGATCACTCTTGAAGGAAGTTTGGAATATTGAATACAAACAATCAAATGGAGTTTCATATTACGATGGTGTAATGTTCAGGACAATCAATGATGAAAATAATAAAGGAAATAATTCACCTCCTCCAATTGTTTCTAAGTAATTTTCAATAAATTTATTGAAAATATGTAATTAATTTGTAGAATATGAATAATTTCATTATATAATTACTGACTTTTCCCCAAGGAAATAAAAAGAAGATTGTTAAAGTTAGAGGAAAAGTCAGTAGTTATATAGTGAAAAATTTAAGATATTCCAAGTTAATTATATGTTTTTTAATTTTCAACTGTTTTAAAAATTTAATAACTAATTTGGAGGATATGAATAATTTCATTATATAACTACTAGCATTTGGTCTAAGTTTAGAATTTGGATTTTTCTTTCCTTGGAGAAAAGTTAGTAATTATATAGTGAAATTATTCATATCCTCCAAATTAATTACGTAATTTTAATTTTTAACCAAATTATTGAAAAACATAATTAACTTGGAATATCTTAAATTTTTCACTATATAACTACTGACTTTTCCTCTAACTTTAGGATTTGGAATTTTCATCTATTGACTAAAACTTAGTAGTTATATAATGAAAAATATTAAATAACCAAATTAATTACATGTTTTTAATTTTTTCTAATTTGTTTGATTTCAATAATTAATCTGTAGAATATGAATAATTTCATTATATAACTACTAACTTTTGGTCAATAGATGAAAATCCAAATTCTAAACTTAGACCAAATCTTAGTAGTTATATAATGAAAAATATAAGATAATCCAATTACTTATATGTTTTTAATTTTTTCTGATTTTATAATATTTATATTATAAAATTACCAACTTTCTATATAATCTTCCTCTCTCTCTAAACTCGTATCCCAACTAAATCCGTTTAAACATTTAAATGTTTCTAACATATCACAATCTCCAGAATAACAAAGATTCAATGCTTCAAATATTGTTATATCATTATCATTAAATAATACCTTATTTGCTTCTGCTATACCTACGTCACCATTATTTGGGAGATTAAAATCATAACTTACCCCATTTGAGCAATTATCTTCTTCTTTCTCATCTTTTTCTTTTTCTACCACTTTAGAATCCTGTATTGATCCTAACCTTGCTTTCATTTCTTCAATAAAATTCATTAGTAATGATATTCCTTATTTTCATTATAACTACTTCATTATAATGAAAATCATTTTTTTCATTTTTTAGTGAAAAAATGAAAATTCTAATGAAAAAACGAAATGAATTAAATGGAAAATCCAACATCGGGAATATATACACTAGAAAATTTCGTGAAAAACGAATTATCTAAACCTGGGGTACAGATCTTTATATTTGGTCCAGATATTGAACCTAAAGTAGCGGAAGTACTTAATTATTATGTTGATACAAATGAAATTCAAAGATTACAGATTAAAGCTTCACAATCAACTAATCCTGACGATAAGAAATTTTATAATGATATAGCTACATATGGTGATAAACTTGTTGTTAAAGCAGGTCCTGCAACTCAAGCTACAAGAACATCTTTACAAAATTATCTTAGAACTATGATAAAAGCAGATAAACAATTACCTGATGAACTCAAACTTTTTATTGAATTGAAGACGAAAGTAGATAATTGTATTGCTACTGGACAAGAAGAGAATAAATACAATGAACTCTTACCTAAATTTACAAATGTAAGAATATCAGAAGACAAGAAAGTCGATTATATTAGTGATGAAGATAGATTTAAAGAATTAAGAAATGCCGGTATTAAACTTAAAAGAACTAATGTTGATTGTGACAATCATCTAGAATTAGAATTGTTAAGATTGTCTAGAAGGTTAAATCAAAAGAAACGAAATATACCTTTTCAAAATATGAATAATTCTGAACAATACTACTATCATAATCCTACAGTATAAAATTACATCATAAGATGTAATTTAAAAAGCGTAATTGAATAGATTTTTACTTTATTTTTAAAGTAAAATGGCTAACCTCTTTGTAGATGCTTTGAAGAAGCAACAAGAAAAAATAATTGAATGTGCTCATTATCAAAAGATAACCGATGAATCTCCACTAGAAGATAGATACAAGAAATTAGAATGGCAACATAATAATTTAATAAAAGAATCAGATGATTTAGAAGATCGTGTTAAGTATTTGGAGAAATCAATCAATGAAATGCTCGATGAAAAAGATAATCGTGATAAAGAAAGTAAGTATAAAGAACAATCAAAAATGCAAAAACAACTTATAAAAATTTTGATGGAAAGACTTACCGATTCTGAGAGTGATAATAAAATTTTAGAGAAACAATTGGAAAAATTCCGTCCAAACCGTTTTAATAAGAAAGAATCGTTAAATAAATTTCTCGAAAGACCAATAACGAATGTTAATAATTTCGAACCATTCACAGATTAATTTTACAAGCATACACTTGTAAAATAAAGTTTTTTAATAAGGATTTGTCTTTAGTGATTCATTACACAATTTAGTTATAACATCATGATCAATCGGATTAACTAAAGCGTTAGTATGGTTATGAAACATAACGAAATTACTGTTTGGTTTCATACAATCGATACATTTTGGTTCAAAGATGTTGTAAAATGGATTGGTTCTTATTTTAATAGCCATTTGTTGATTACCAGGTCTTCGATAAAATTTCCCTACAGGAGTCTCATTGTAATCTTCATAAAGATTATTAAGAAAATCTCTTAGTTCTTGAACGTGATTGTATGCCATTTTGTTAGTAGTTAAAAATTCACTATTTTCACTATTTCATTTTCATTTTTTCTAATGAAAATTAAGCGGAAACAACATAGGTAATTGAACCTGTCCAGAATTGAGAAAGTCCACTTGTTGGTAATGAGTATAATCCTATTACTCCATTATTGGCAATATTAAAAAAAGTACTATAAAATGTGGTTGTATCATCTCTATATGCTATTATTGGAGCATACATGATAGTTGGAGGAACATAATCTTGAGGCACTGTTCCAACACTACTTCCCCAAATTCCTTGACCAGTAACAGTAATTTGTTGATTAATTTGTAAAGTAATTGTTACTAAATTAACATCTCCGACACTTATTTTCTGACAAGCAATTGAACAATTGGTTAAACTTGGTTGACCACTTCTAGTTAAACTAAATTGTGATGCAGTTTCACTTACTCCTTCAACTCCACTCGATCCTGAGACTTCTGCCCAAGCAGCACCATTTCCGACATAAACTACACCCGCAGTAGTTGGGTCAGTTGCTAAACTTCCGTTAATTGGAGGTAAAGAAGGATTAGTGTTGGTGGCAATACCCTTACCAGAAGGAATTGTGATATTTTGTAACGAATGAGATTGGTAATCTATTACAGTCGACATTTTATCATTAATACAACTGAAATTTTAAAGTTTATTAGTTTTTCAACTCTGGGAACTTTTGAATTTTGAATATCTTTTATACCACAGTTATAATTAAAAGAATGTATTCAGTGATCGACAATCAGGCGGTACAAATTTCTAAATTATTAGCTCCTCAGGGTTATGATCTTCTTAATTCTAATGATCCTTTTCCGTATCTTGGATCTTTAGCAGTTGATCCTAATATTCAAGGATTATTTGTAGGTAATGGAACAACTTGGACTTCTGTCTCCGGAGATGTTGTAGGACCTCCATTTGGAGCTACAGATGATAATATTGTTGTATTTGATGGAACTTCAGGAACACAAATTAAAGATTCAGGATTTAAAATCATACAAGAATCATTCGCTCCATTTTTTTTGTCCTCTAATGCAGGAGGATTTCCTCTTTTAAATGCTGGATTATATCTCAGTAAAGTTGGATTTGTTAAAACTATGGTATTATATTTTGTAAACGATCCGATAAATGCTAATATAATTGTTAATCCAACAGTTTGGACTTCAGATCCAGGAAGAGTTCCAACAGATTATTTACCATTTGTATATCCTACTCGTTTTCCAATAGTATTAACAGGTAGTGGTTCTTTAACTATGATTAAATGTTACGCTTCAATATTCTCTGATGGACATATTGAAATATCTGTAAATGAACTTACAGGAGCAGCAGTAAATTTAACTTTTAGTACTGCATCAGGATCTTATTATTGATTGAAATATATTATTTTCTTTGTTATCAGAAGAAAATGCAAGGGTTTGTAATAGAATGTATGGAAAAAATATGTGATCTTCAATTTGAAATTACAGGATTGAAGGAAGATGTAACAATAGACACGAACATATATAAACACAACATAAATCTTCCGAAGAACGAATTGATTCCAGGAGGGATGTTTGATTTAGATGAAGATATTTGTATTATTGAAGGATCTGATGCTGAACCAATAAAATCAAACGCTGTTTTTCATCTTTTGAGACATTTAAAATTACAATACAAAAATGTGGAAGATTATCGTAGAACATATTGGTTTGCAGGAATTGAAGAAATCGAACCAAATAAATATAAAATCGAATGGAATTCATAATTTACTTTAAACATAAAGTAAATTTATTTCCATTTAATATAATGAACAGGTGGAGAAAATGGAGTTATCATTTCGACATAACAATATTCAGGTTTCTCTATTTTTTCCATATCCATGAATTGTTGTTTCATACCTTGAAACATCTTCAAAATATGTTCCATCGTTATAATTTCATCAGAAGGAGTTGAATGATAATCTCTAAATTTATCTTCAGGTTTGATATTAGGATTATGAGCGAAGATTTTAGAATCTAAAACTAATGGTCCTTTCTTTCCAACATGCTCCATACAGAAATATATCACATGGATTATTGCATTTATGTTTTCCATTTAATACTACTCCAAATTTCTTTAAGAATTGAACATGACTTTTACTTTATTTTTAAGTAAAATGTCTTCAGTAGAACGACAAATGGATATAATAAAATCACGAGCTAAATCTTTTGATGATACATTAATAAACCAATTAATGTTTTTAATTCATGTCAACACAAAAGTTAATCCAATTCTTGAAATTTATTCAAGGAGATATATTGGAGAAATATATAGAGAAATGTATTCAGATGGATTATCTGTTATCAATAATCAAGAAGATTTCGTCAGACTCTATTTAACAAAATTTCCATTACATATTTGAGTTTACTTAAGATTTTACTTTAAATTCAAAGTAAAATGTCAACTGAATGGGGTATTCATTATTTAACCATGGAAGAACTTGCTGAGGAAATTGCTCCAAAACTTTCATTATTAACAAAACGTTGTGATGATCGTTTAAAAGAAATTCTTGAATGTGAGAATCCAGATAAGAAAAGATTTTTATATTCAAGACTACGATTGGAAATTTTAACCAGAGATGATATGTTAAGTCGTTTACGTACTATTAATGAACAATTAGATACTTTAAATCTAATCCAATAATTTACTTTATATTTAAAGTAAATTTAAACTTTTTGAGTCTTAAAAGTCTTGATCCTAGTTTTTGTTTGATCTAAATCATAATCGTTGAGAATAGTTTTGATAGTTTTAGGTAAGAATTTCTGTCCCAACTTAGGATTAGGTTTATTTAACCCTAATGTTGAATGTAATCCATGATCATTAAGTCTATCAGCTATGTTAGAATTGTTGAGACCTTCAGCTCTTAATCTAATGATAAAATCAATGACTTCTTGTTGTTCAGGTACAGGAACAAAATCTTTATCAACATCGACAAATTTCCAACCAAATGGTGGTCTTCCTCTTAATTTGCCTTCTTCACTTAATCTTTGCATATTATCACTTACACTTTTAGAAATATTTTCTCTTTCTATTTCATGTAATAAAGCCATAACACCAATCACCATTTTACCACTTGGTGTACTACTATCAACATCTAAATCTAAAAGAACTAAGAACGCTTCTTTACGCTTGATTAATTCAATAGTTTGTAATATTTGAACAGCATTTCTTCCCAAACGAGATAATGTGGCAAATACAAGATAATCTCCTTTTTGAATGCTACTAATCATTTCCATTAATTCAGGACGATTGTTCATGTTCTTTCCTGAAATTCCTGCATCTTGATAGATCCTAACCAAAGTTAACTTTTTATATTTACAGTAATCTTTGATCTTTTCTATCTGAGTATCAAGGGATACTCCGTCCTCTTTCTGCATAGTTGTAGAAACTCTAATATAACCCTTTGCTATCTTCTGTTCTTCCATTTTTGATCTTTTAGTCCAAAAGAAAAGATTATATTTGTCAATTCTTCGAGGAGTCTAGAAGAATTTACCAGGCCAAAAGAATAATTTTTGACTAAAAGATCGAATTTCAAGATGGGATTGTAGAAAGAACTTAGAATTTTTAGGAGAATTA